ACATTTGAGCCGCCCTGACCTGTTTGAGTACCACGCTGTGCCACGTTCATAGCACCGTTAATTATTAGGTTCCTATTTGACAAAGAAACATCAGGAACCATGTTGTTTATGTTTACCGTTGTTCCCGATCCACCCAACGTAAGCGTTGAGCCAGATTCTTTGTCGATTGCGTTTACGTTTATAGCGCTCATACGATCACCCACGTTGATCCACTAGGAATTGTAATAGTTCCGGTTACTGTAAGCGGCCCTGCGCTTACTCCGTTGTAGGCGTTTGTAATAGTGTAGTCTTCAGAGATTGTAATTTCATTCTCAAAGACAGTTGCTTCACCGTTACCTCCTGATGCGCCTCCTCCAATTGCACCCCATGCCGATCCGTATCCCTCAAACCCTGCTGTTGTACTATTGTAGCGGATCATACCTGCTGATGGTGATACATCACGTTGAGCAGTGGTTCCAGAAGGAAGTTGTCCAGAACCTGTTGCCGATGTTTTTGCTACAAAACTGCCGTTACTTGCGGCTGTAATTCTACCTTCTTGATCTACTGTAATAGCGGAAGCAGTATAACTTCCGGGAGTAACTGCTGTATCAGCAAGTTTAGCAGAAGTAACAGCACCGTCTGCAATCTTTGCTGTAGTTATTGCATCATCAGCAACGGTAACATCTTTCCAATCTACACCATTTGTTGCTGTACTGTCTGCTGTTAATACTTTATCATTAACACCTACAGGAAGTCTTGTTTCAGAGTCTACTGTATTGTAAACAAGTAAGTCACCTTTGGTGGTTAGTTTGTCAGTACCGACAATAGACACCATTTGCCACTCATTAGCACTAGAAGAATACTTCATGTACTGGTCATTAGTAGGAGCGGTAGAACTTACTGCTTCACCTTGTATTTTAGTAACAGTAAACGCACCTGCGTTAGACATGGATACGTCACTAGATGGAGCGGCAGACGTAAAACCAGTCCCATCTCCAATTAATATTTCTCCATTACCTACAACTTTATCAGAAGGTACACCGCTTGAGTTAGCATCCCTAACTTTTACAGTGTTAGCCGCCATATCAGCCAACTCAGCATTAGCAACACCTGCATCTTTAATGCTTACAGCGCCAGAAGAAACAGAAAAGTTATCAGTAGAAAACGAGGCTATACCTTTATTGGCTGAAGTAGCATCTTCACCTTTAACTGTAAGAGTGGTTCCTGTAGCAGAGGTGTCAATACCTTCACCACCAGTAATAGTTAGACTTTCTGAATCAAGATCAATATCAATATTGCCGCTATCAGATATAACATCCAAATCTTGTGCTGTAACTTGTGAGTCAACATACGCCTTGATTGACTGTTGTGTAGCAAGTTTAACATCCGAATCTGACGCCATATCATCTTCATCTTTAATTCCTGTAATTGTCGCTCCATCACCCGCTACATTAACACTACTAAACTTACCTGTAGACTCAGAAGTTGCGCCAATAGGAGTTCCATCAATAGACCCTGCGTCAATGTCTACACTATTACTTACTTCAGGATTAACAGCCAAGGTAATCCAAGCATCATTAGCCTGATTCCTAATCTTAAGTAGGTTGTTTGATGTATCTAACCAAACTAACCCTGAAGACTGAGCGGCATTACCTGATATACTAGGAGCCGTAGCCTTTGCAATAATAACTTGAACAGCCTGATCTGGGCCTGTATTATTAGAACCCGCAGGGAATGTCTTTTTTAGTACATCTTTAATTAAACGTAAATGATCGTCGCCTTCACTTACGTTATCACTTGATAGCGGGTAAGAACTATTAAGGTTTGTTATAAAATTTCCAGATTCAATTCCCATAATTTATATCCTAATAATATCCAGAAGTGTTCATCACTCTTAATTGAGAGCCAGAATGCCTGTCTTTATCGTCTTGACTTTGCAGGTCAGAAAGAGCCTGTCTAAGTCCTCGTTCCCACACTGGAATACGTTGATCGTTTTGAAGGAAAGGCTCGGCTTGTAATAAGGCTCCATACAAGTAAACATCTGGAGCGTTTAAGATAACCCAGTTAGTTGTGTTAGAATCACTGAGTGCATCAAATGTTTTGTAATAAGTCATAGTATAGTTATAAGCACTATCTGGCGTAGGGCCAAAATAAATCTTATCACCTATAATACTATAACTATCAGGCTTTCCTGAAGAACTACCCGCCCATACTCTATAAAGCATCTCTGGGCTTATATACTGCAAAGAAGTTACAGGAGTTGTGTCTAAGTGTATCTCTCTCATTTGAACGTATCCAGTAGGCAAGTCGTATGCCTTTGTTCCTGATACGGTTGTGTTTGTCACTATAGTTTCCATAGGTCTAATCCTAAGAACCCTATTAAACAACGCTTCATTAAGAGAAATAAAATCAGGCAACTGGTCAGACAGATCATCTCTATCTAACCAGTTTGAGATAGCCGATTTTAATGTTGTAAATGAATTAATAGCCATTAACTGTTTTTACTTTTAAACCAGACTGCGTTATTAACCACAGGCTTTTGATTGTTACCAGAGAATGTAGGTTGATATAGCCACATAATTAAACCCTCGTAGGTGTAGTCCTGAAGTATTTGTTATCAGGATCATTTAAATATTTTTTAAGCAACTTTTCGTCTTTCTTTATAGCGCCATTTGTTTCTTCGCACCAGATTTCCCAGACATTTGTAGGTATAGATGCAACAGTTACTCCGTTATCACTCCCCATTCCAGAGGCTTTACCAAATGTAAGTTTGTCGCCATAGTTGTTAAAATCTTTTTTGTTCTTTTCTATAATAGGTTGAACATCTTGGTAAGTATTAATAGTGGCTGTGCCATCATTATTAATATCTAACTTCCAAGGTCTTGAAGTACTATCATCTTTAGTCCATCCAGAACTGCTAATACTCATAATGGCATTTCGCTCCTATCTGCTGCAATTTTTTTAAATTTTGCATGAACATTTTTAGCGTGAAGTTTTGCGTCTACAGGTTTTTTACTAACACTAACAGACTTCTTAGCATTTAACGCTTTCTTAAGTTCTTTCTTTGTTACCATTACGTCTTTCTCCCGAAACCAAAAAGTTATAATCCATTTATCTCCGTTTTCTGGAGGTAGCCCCATATGCAATGAAGCAGGATGAGGAAGTTTGTTTTCATCAAGATTGCCAAACATAAGGACTCGCCCTTGCTTGGCTTGTACTGCTAAACCTAAAACAGGAAACACTGTGCCACCACCATCTTGTACATCATTTAAGTACGCGACAATAGTGACACAGCGGTTCCCACCTTCTTTTACTTTTGAAGACTTAGGCATTTCTCCCATTTCATCAGGAAGAAAAGCGTCATAGTGAGGTTTATACTCCTGACCCGGCTGATACCTTTGAATACTTACAGGTTCCAACCGAGTCGGAGGTAGACCACACATATCGGATAACGCTTCAATAACACCATCTAACACATTATTGTTACCGTAATCAAAGAAAGCACCTTTACTGGTTCTTACTTTATCTTGGATATAACTTCCATCACGGTTTATAAGATTGTCACCAAGCCCTTTATTTGCGGCAAGGTTAATTATGTGTTCACATAACTCTGGTGAAAGCACATTATCTTCTACAACAATTGAAGGAGTGTTATTGTATTTTATCATTAAGCGTCTTTGACTCCGATAACAGCCGCGTTTGATAAGCCATTCTTGGCACGAAGACCGTACTCAGCAATCATCAACTGCTTCATGCTGTCACCAGTCTTGGCAAGAGTTTCCGTCTGGAAAGGTCGTAAGTAATCAATTGACCAGAAATCATAGTCAAAGAAATACAACTGATTAGGCAGACATAGACGGCTAGGCACAATCTTTAGCGTACCAAAATCAGTCACCAAAACATCAATGGCGTTGATAGCGGTAGCAGGAGCCGCACCCGGCGCTTCTTTCTGCAGGTCAGCAATAACCGAGCCACCAAGCGAACTAATCTTCTGCTTGAGGGAAGCATCACACATAATCTCGGTAGGTTCACCACCGTTCTCAAAGCAACGCTCCATAGCAAGGTTAATCATCGCCATGGTTAGGACTGCATCAGCACCAGAAGGAGATGCTACAGACGTACCGTTAGGATAACCTGCCGCAGGAGAGCCTTGGTTAACGATACCAACAACAGGTGACGCCGAACCATCAATGATGTTTGACGTTCCTGCCGAGTCTGTACCTAGCCAAGACATTACTGCCGCTGTTTTACGAGCCGTGCCTGTACCACCTGCTACTGCAAGGTCTTCAGAGAGAAGCATCTTCTCCATGTCACGCTTAATTTCTTTAGCACGTTTAGCAAGTTGATATGCCTGTGACGATTTACGTCCCGCAAAGTCAACAGACTCAGCAGTACCACTCGTCTGAACCGCTTTGTACGAAATCTGAGCATAGTTACCCAAACGTCGCGGCTCTGCAACAGCCAAAGCATCCATGCTGTCATCACCTTCTAACTGTTGGTTAGCGGCGGCGGCAGTTAGTTCATCCGTCTGCCATTCAAAGTAAGTGTTGTCACAAGAACCTTTGCCCACGCTTGACATAAACGGCGTGTCCATAGGACTGATATTGTAAATAATGTTACTTAGGTCTTCACGGATACCAATAGCACCGTAAGTTGTCCTAGTATTTGTTGCGATTGCCATAAAATGACTCCTTTATTATTATAGTTCTACGAAATCTTCAAACAGACCTGCGGCATCTTCTGCCTTCCCTGTCTGCTGTAGACGTTTCATTTGTTTGGCACGTTTAGTTTTGTCATTATCTGCTTTGTTTGCTTTTGCTTTGCCACGAACTACTTTAGGTTTATTCTTTACTTTCTTTTTCCTTGCAGTAGTTTGTTTGCTTTGCATATCTTCATATGCTTTTGCTTGCATTAAAACAATAATTGATCTGTGATCCACAAGTTGATTTAACTCATCTTGACTATATCCTTTACTTATTGCAAATTCAGCAACGGCTTTCTGTATTGCTTGCCGCTTACCATCATCTGCCCAGTCAGGGATAATACTAGCCATTTTTTGATGTTCCTGCATAGCAACCCTTTGCATCTCTTGTTGTG